TCTTGGCAAAAGTTGCGTTAGTAGAACCCTCAATATCAAGCAAGGCTTTCAAAACAACCTGCGACGTCAGCTTTCCTTGCTCGGCAAAGCTTCTAAGCTCACCGGTGCTCAATTTGAGCGCCTTTGCAATACCCTGGCCAATGAAAGGAAGCTGTTCAAGAACAGAGTTCAATTCTTGACCACGAAGAACGCCTGAGCTTAACCCTTGGCGAAGCTGGAAAATAGCTGCCTCGGCGCTTTCCTTACTGCCCGGTGACAGTGCAACACCCTTCTGGATGACGCTTGTAGCTCTGAAAAGATTGGTGTCACTGACATTAAGCTGATCAAGTGCACGAGCAAAGTCGGAGAACACACCGACAGTTGCGCCAATTCCTGCCCTTGCATTAGAGGCAATAGCAAATGCACGCTCAGTGCGCCGCTCAACCTCACCGAGGCTACTGCTGATAGTTTTCAAATTGTTCTGAAGACTGATAAATCCATCAATTGTGCCTTGCAAGCTTTTCAGTGCCGCAAAACCGGCGAAAGCAATACCAAGGCCAACAACTGCAGTCTGTGCGTTACCTGCCACTTTTGACAGCTGACCAAGGTCTTTGTTAACTCTCGACAGGTCAGTTTTTGCCATGTCTTTCAGAGCGGCGTTCGTCTGGCGAACACTCTGTGATGCTCCTGGTTTCATCCCGCCAATAGAGTCTAGACCACCCTGGGCCTTCTTGCTTCCCGTAAAGAGGTCAGATAGCTGCTTGTTCAGGGCCGTGAGTTTGGACTTACTGCCCGAGTCTTTTGTTTCTACGTCAATTACAATGCTCATTGGCATCCCTTCCACTGACTTACCGGCATAATCGCCGAATTTTAATCCCCACCAGCCGTAAAGCTAATGGGGATTTGGTCAAATCAGGATGACCTTGTGATTGCTCCAGTTAACTTTACTCCTGGCACTGACATGACTGTTGCTTCAATGAACCTTGCGGGAGCCTGTTGTGATGTCCCTTCGTTCAGACGATTGATGTGCTCGACATCGTTGATGATTTTGTCACCTTCAATTCTCCAGCCATCACGAGCCTCACCTGTATCCACCGGAGTGGTAAGTTTGAGACGTCTTACAACTTCAATCATCACTTTTGGCTTTTGCTTGGCAATTTCAGCTTGGAATGCTTTCTGCAAGAAAGTCAAGTTTGTCGCCTCCTTTTGCCTTAAGAATTTCGGCAAAGAATTTAGATGCAATCAGATTCTTATTAGTCCGTTTATTATGAACTTCACGCATGCTTGTCAAAGAAGTAAAATACTGCTCAGTTTTCTTGGCTCCAAAAGCAGCCATGATTTTAGCTGTGCGGTCATCTTCCTTCCAACCATACGGTCTAATTTGGAAGTAGGAACACCAACCCATGAATTCATCATACGGCATCTCCACGATATCGTTGATGTTCCTACCTAGCTGGAAAGCCAACTGAAAAAGAACTATCTCTTCGTCAGTTAGCTCGCCTTTCCCTCCCCAAGCCCCGAATAGGCCATAATTGCACGAGCAAGCTCGCCAAGTTCGCCAAGCGGGAAGCTGGTGAAGTCCTCATCAGTCAAGTCCGAAGCATCCTTCACACCCTTACGAATGGTCAGCATGAGAACATTCAGATCGTTGTCGTCCTTGGCTTCTTCGGCAGCTTTTGCGGCTTCCTGGATTTCACGGACTTCTGCAAGTGTGAGCTTCAGAATTTTGACGTCTGAATTCATGAACTTGTAGTTCTTCTCGACACGGTTGCCGACAAGAGATTTCATCGCTGACATGGCAGTTATTCCTTGATTTGGGGGATTGAACATTCACAGATCGCCTTTTTGAGACTTTGCAGTCCCAGGAGAGTTTTTAGTATCTCCTGAGAACCTTCTGCGTTTCCGAGAAATTCGGCAAGTCGATTTTGAGTTTTTGAAATGCTGATATCCACGGCGCGCATTGCATTCGCCCGTGTTACTTGCATAACATACTCGTAGGTGAAAGGAGGCTTGTCGACCATTACACGCCGTCGGTAGTGTAAGCACCGAAGAACGAAGTCTGCATCGACAGGGTCAGGGTTGCCTGGTTGGCATCAGTCAGCTGCGGCTGGATAACCAGTGCTTCGACCTTACCACCAAAGAAGTAAACGCTGTTCTCAACAGCGCCAAGACCCGCTGCCGCCTGGGCATACTTGGTGGCACCCGAACCGGCAGGTTCAGTGTTGAGCAGTGCAAAGCGGAAAAGTTTCAGCTTGCCATCGCCGACCATCGCACCGAGCAAGGTGCCGGTGGAAGCCCAGTCGGAAGCGATGAAGTTCAGGCTGATTTCAAGCGAAGGCGAGTCCGACTGACCCTGCGTCTGAAACGAGGTCTTCGAACCAAAGACAGGCACGTTGACAATGTTCGGCGGAACACCCAGCGAAGGGAATTCACGAACATTGGTGACACGCACGAAAGCACCACTGGCGGCAACACCACCAACGTTTTCTACTTCCGATGCAAAGAACGCGGCAAACTCCGACAGCGTATCGAGAGCCTTAAGCGTCGTTGCAGTGAGTCCCGTTTCGGGAGTGGCGATGGCCAGGTCAGAGAAAACACCTGCACCGATTGAACCAAGATGAGTCATTTGTCAGTTACTCCGATTGAACGAGAATGGTATTGAAAGGTTACTCCGGTTTATGCTTGGAGCATCTGGGTCGACATTTGTGGGTCCAAGAACAGAATTCAAGAACTGCACACTTCGAATGGTTTTTCCTGCCAACAACGTATCAAGTTTGTCGGCAATTTCCGTGATCAAGGCAGGCCCTGAAACAATTGGTGTAAAGATGGAACAAATCAGAAGACCTGACTTGGACACAAAATTCACACCGTCTCCTGATGTCACTACTTCCAGTAACACATAAGGAGGTTTCGTGGCTCTGCCTCTTAAGGAAAAAGGAAAAGTGGGGATATCTTCATCCGTCCACAAAGATGTTGAAAAAGGATAGTAGGCATCAGCGAACAAGTCACTATATGTCATCGGCCACATCCACTTCCACAAGTGTGATGAACGGGCCGGCAACCAGAATCTTTGTAACAGGATAAGCAATACCATTTATAACAAGGCTGGTGTTACCATCAATTAATCCGGTTTCAACATTCTGAACAAGAAGTTGCCTTTTTGTGGTTCGCGTCTTTGGCTCTCGATTACTCTTAACTTCAACTGCTTTTGTGAACAGCGAAGGTTCAGACTCAAGACCCACAGACATCAAGGCAAAATCAAAAGTCACAGGTGCTTTACGCTGAATTTCCACAACAAAAGCCAAGTCACTCAATGCCGAAAAGACAGACCGCAATGAACGGTCAATAGTGCCTGTAAGCGCCATTTAGTTGCTCCTGAACCAAGTATTGCCTGCATACGGGCTTTCCCGCAGGAGGTCTTTTAAGGCTGAGAGAACCAGACCAGGATACTTCGACGGCTTACGAATTCGCTTAATTGAAATCGATGCGACGTCAATTTGTTCAAACGTGTCAGCCGGCGATAGCAAGTCAGGATTCTTCAACAAGTGAAGCGCCTGCTCACAAAGCGCCTTTACCATCTGTCTTGGAGTTTCTGAAAGCGGAAAATTTGCCTGATAGAAGCTATCAAAGTAAGTGCCTTCTCGAGGAAACGCAAGTGTCTGAGTGGTTGACAGAGGTTTGCTCACAAAAGAAAGCGAATCAAGCAGCATGGTAGCTGTTATCAACGCACTCTCTTTCTTTGCATTATCTCCAGCCAACCACTCGCTGGCATCAAGGCGTCCCTGAAAGTAAGCATCTGCCTCAGACACTTCCAAGTAAGAATTTGTTCCCTTTGAAAGCGCCATGATAGCGTCCTTTAGCCGTGGAAGATAGGCAGAACGCCCAAGCTGAGAACCGACGAGGCCTTGCGAACCCACACGCCAGTCGTTCCGTCAACACCACTGGTAGTGGCAGTCAGAGCAGCTTGCGTGGCACCGGTCATAGTTGCCATGTAATCGGCATCGGACGGGAAGGCTTCATCTTCACCAACCCAGTCATAGCCAGCCGGGTGCATGACTTGACCAAAGCGATGCCAGATTTCAGTCGAACCACCACCCTTGTAGGCACCGGCCTTGCGTTCGATTTCAACCGGAACAGGAATCGTCAGGTCTTCCATGGCGACTGCACCAGGGAGAACGATGAACGAAAGCTTGGTTCCGACAATATCGACACCCGAACCGGTGTTGATGCGGGTCATTTCAGCGCTGGACAGGCTGGTGGTTGCACGCGAACTGATCAGGCGGAACTTGCCATCAAAGATCGTGTTGAATTCCACCATACCATCAGTGACCTTCACAGAGTCAATGAGGTTTGCCGAACGAAGACCTGCCATGAGCATCGGCGAGGTGACAAGGTAAGCAAAGTCTGCTTCGTAATCCTTGAAAGCCATACCAAATGCATTCAGGAAAGATTCTGCGCGAGCAGCACCCTGAATGGCAGCGGAAGCACCGGCAACAAGACCGGTTGAACCGAGATCGACATAGAAGCCGTGACGCTTGCTGTCCGGGTCATTCTCGAAGGTCTGACCACCAAGACCGTTCTGGCCACTGGCGTTACCGGCACCCATCAGTGCTTCGGAGATTGCAACACCCTTGAGAACCGAGAGCAGCGAAGTGTGCTGACCCTGAGCCTTGAGTTCTGCAAAATCACGACCCATCTTGGCAAGACCATCGTCCTGCTTGATGATGTCAGCGATGTTGACCTTCTTCTTGCCGACGGTGCGAACAGTCTTGATGTAGTTGACGTATTCGGAGCCGCCTTCGGTCAAATCACCGTCAGCCGAGTTGGTCAGCGAGGCAACGTTGAAGACCGGGTTGATTGGCTGGTGCCAACGAACCTGACCCGTAAACGTTTCGGTGTCTTTGTCGATTTTCGGGTTGGGACTGGTGATGCCAGTGCCGACAAGCTTTTTGGCTGTCGTGTAGGCTTCATCAGCGTAGTCGGAAATTGATGCCTGCAACACATAGTCATCGGCACCATCGATACGCACTGCTGTCATGTATTATTGTCCTTGTAGTTTCTGCCGGTTTCTTGCGATAACGTCGGCTTGTGACATTTGAAAGACACTCGAAGGAGCATCCTTGGGTGGAACGCCTGAAACAGGAGGAGTCCCTGTTCCGCTTGAAGGCTTTGGCTTAAACAGAAAAGTGTTTTCCTCGTTTGCACCGTAGGCAGTCACGATGTCCGTGATCGACTTTCCGGTAGAATCGACCCAATTACCTTCACCGTTCATGGTGAGGCCTGCAACAATATCATTGAAAGCGACAGTTGACGTCTTCGGACTGCGGAAATCAAGGCTGGAAAGCGCAGAGCGCAAAGCATTGTCTCGCGTCAGACTGACGATTTTGCTGTTGGCGTTCGCCAGCTG